ATCTTGAATTTAGAATAAATAAAAAAATCCACACTAAAAAAGTGTGGATTGTCTACTTAATGTGGGCGCGAAGGAACCACCATATACGAATTAACACGTTGATTATCAATAGCTATAATTTAACATTGTGTCACTTTTGTGTCACTAAGGACTTTAATTTCTTTAATTGAACCTCTATATTGTCTATTATTTCAATTGGATTTCCCTCCTTTTTGTAGTCTGAATCAGGTTCGTTTGTAACAGATCTCTCTTGCCCATCAAAAAACAAATGATACAAATTGATGTCCGGAAAATATCCTACAGCTTTCATTATAAAATCTGCACTCGGACTTTCTCCATTTAAAATTCTACTAACATAACCTTTATGTAAGTTGCAATCGTCAGCAAATTTAGCCTGTGTCACCTTTTTTTCTTTTAAAATAACCTTGAATTTTTCTCCAAATTCCATAGATGTAAAATGTTAAAGTTTACTTTATGTAAATTTATTTCTTGTTTTATTCACTTATTGTGAATATATTTGACAACAGAAATAAACAAAACAAAACAATTGACAACAAATATAAACAAATTAAAGGAGCTATACGATATGCAATCGCATAAGGCAGAGAAAGTAGATGTTCTATTAAATAGCCACTTGCCATTTGGATATTCTAAAACCATTAAAGAGAGAGCTGCTAAAAAAGGACTTGCTTTAAAAGGGCAAAAAATACGCGAAGTAAAGTCGCTACTACAAAAAGACTTACAGATATTAAATCTATTAATTGAGTACGCTAAAGAAATACAAGCTGTTACGGAAGCTGGTAAAAAACAATTCAATAGTCTACTCGAAAACTAAAATTTATGACATCAACAGACGCAAATCCACGCATTTATCCTGGACTTAATTGTTCAGGCTTAGAAATTTTCAACATTGGTAATTTAGTAAAAGTATTTACTAAAGGTAAAATGGTAGACTTCGAAGATCTCCCATACACTTACCATCAAACAATACAGGGAACATTAAATAAATTGCCTGAAGCTCAAGCTATTTTAGAAGAATGGCATCCTGAATCTGAACAACAGCAGCTAAAGAAATTCGCTTCCTGCAGATTTGGAGGTTTAGACTTTACTCCAGATATCAAAAATTTTCAATTACAAGATGGCGAGTATTGGCCATGTCCATTTCGTGGATCATGCAAAGGTGAAGGTATTGTATGTAAGAACCCTATATACAATAACATCGAGCTTACTACTGCAGATATAAAAATATTAATACTTCTTACCACTAACGATACCAACGAGGTTATTGGCGAAAAGTTAAACGTGCCAATGGGAACGCTTCATAAATTAAAGCGCATCCTGTACGCTAAATTAAGTATTCAAACCAAGCAAGGCGCTGCCGAAGTTGTTAGAGACCTCAATTTAGTATAACGCATTTGTGCTATCACACAAATACACGTTCTTATCCATGCTTCAAATGAAGCTATTTGTTGCAAAACCGTTGTTTCGGCAACGGTTTTTAAAAACCCAAATTAAAATGACACCTATAATAATTTCACACGTATTCGGATTAGCAGTAATTCTATACGTACTAACACCAAACCAATGGAAACAGTAATAATATATGTATCAATAGTAGCAGCTGTTATTCTAGCTATGGCAGGATTAGGATTTATATCTCTAATCATATTAGCCATTATTAGAGGTGTTGCAGAAGAAAACGAACATCTTAATTCTTAACTAATGAATCTCCAATCTAAAATAAACGTTGTTAGAAGCAGAATAAACCAGATTAAAGAATCAGATTTATTTACAGACTCTCAAAAGAAAGTAATTTTAAAAGCCAATAAAGAAGAATTATTAGGCTATCAATTTTTACAAGCTACCCAAAGACTTAGACAAGTAAATCAATCTCCAAAACAAGCCACCAACTAAATGATTACAAAAGAAAGTATAGATCGAGTACTTGATGTTTCTGTTGAAGAAATAATCCCTAAAATATGGACACTTAAAAAAGCTGGCGCAAACTTAAAAGGAAAATCGCCATTCAATCAAGAAGATAACACACCTTCATTTATTGTGTCTCCAGCAAAAAACATTTGGAAATGTTTTTCTACAGGTTTTGGTGGTTTTGGTCCTGTAAGTTATGCCATGCAAAAAGATGGCGTAGAATGGATTCAAGCCATTAAAATAGTTGCAGACTTAGCAAACATTGCTTTAATTGAAGAAGTTGAATCTCCAGAACAACAAGAAGAAAGAGCCAAGTTCGATTCTTATAAAGTTATGGTAGAATGGGCAAACAAAGTATTTGCTAAAAACTTTACAGACTTACAAAAAGACCATTGGGTAAATAAAAATTTAAAGACACGTAAATTTTCAGACGAAACTATTACCAAATTTTCAATAGGTTATGCTGCACCTTCTTTTCATCAATTACACAAACGATTTCATGAAGAAGGAAAAGTAAACGAAGCCATAACTGTTGGACTATTAAAACACAGTCCTCCAAAATATTTCGATTATTTTATAGATAGAATTATTTTTCCTATACATAATACACAAGGACGTATTATAGCCTTTGGTGGACGAAGAAGTAATGACGAGAAAGTAAAAGATTTTCCTAAATATTTAAACTCTCCAGATACACCTCTTTACAAAAAAGACACTATTTTATACGGTTTATATCAAGCCAAAGCTGCTATTATAAAAACCAATAGAGCCTATTTGGTTGAAGGTTATACAGACGTTATGGGTTTCCATAACAAAAATGTAAATAATACTGTTGCTACATGTGGCACAGCTCTTTCTGTAGCACAATGTAAATTATTAAAACGCTTATGTAACCATGTTGTTATTGTTCGCGATGGCGATGTTGCAGGACGAAATGCTGGACATAAAGACCTAGACATATTATTATCATGTGGCTTTAAAGTATCTATTATAGAACTACCTAATGGAAGCGATCCTGACACACTTGCTAGAAATGTAGAAAATCTGCAAGACGTTTTAAAAGGCGACACGTTTGATGCGCTACTTTGGAAAGCGTCTAAACTTCGTGACGAAGCTCAAGATCCAGACGAAGTTAGTAACGCTGTAGAAACCATTGCAAAATCGTTGATGCTTATTAACGATCCTATAAAACGTAAAGAATACATTAAAGAGGCAGCTAAAAAACTGAAGGTTACTAATAAAGACCTAACCTTAAAGGTTACGGTTTTAAGTAACATGAAAGAGGCAGGAATACAGCGTATTAAAAATAACGACGACCAGGAATTAATGTCTATGCAAAGTCGTGGTTTTCCAGACGATGGAGATTTACAACAATTTAAAAAAGATGGCTTTGTTTCTTCAGATTTAGAAAAAGCCATCTACTTTAAATCAACTAACGATATTTTCTTTAAAGGATCAAACTTTATTGTTAATCCGTTATTTCATATTATCTCTAGTCAAGACGAAGGAAAACGTATTCTAGAGCTTACTAATAATATTGGCGAAACTGGAGTAGTAGATTTCACCAATAAAGAAATTTCTTCATACACCTTATTCCAGGAGAAAATTGTAGATAGATATAATTTCACCTTTGAAGCTTCAGTAAGCGCTTTTAATTTCAAACAATTTAGAAACAGATTACTATATAGTTTCGATAAGGCTTACGAGTTTACAACACTTGGCCAACAACCTGAAGGTTTCTTTGCCTTTGCTAATGGTGTTGTATTAGGCGACGAATTTAGAGGTGTAGACGATTATGGTATTGTTCAAGTAAAAGACCAGGACTTTAAAGACGATAAAACTAAAATAGATTTATTCTATTCGCCATCCTGCTCTAAAGTAAATCTAGGAAATAGAGACGACGACGATAGTTACGAAGGTGTAAGAAGTTTTGTTTATAAAGAAAGTCCGATTGCTATTTCTAAATGGATGGACCTGATGGTTAAAATCTATAATAAAAAAGCATACACAGGAATTGCTTATGCAATAGCATCTATTTTTAGAGATATTATTGTAGATAATAATGGCTCGTTTCCTCACCTATTTTTAACAGGGCAAAAACAGTCTGGTAAGACCACTTTTTCAGAATCTTTAACAAATATATTCACTCCAGGACAAAAAGGATTCGACTTGAACTCTGGATCTGTTGTTGGTTTTTTTCGTCGTGTAAGTAGAATTTCAAACATTGTTATTGCATTAGAAGAATATCATGACAGTAATATTCACGAAATAAAATTCCAAGTACTTAAACAAGCCTTTGACGATAGAGCTCGTGAAACTGGTGTTGCCTCTGGAGATAAAAAAACCAAGCTAGATAAAATTAAATCGGCTTGTATTATCCTGTCTCAATACATGTCTGTACGCGATGATAATGCTTTATCATCAAGATCTATTACAGAACATTTTATTGAGCGTGTGTATTCGGTTGAAGAAAAACTAGCCTTTGCCGAATTAAAACAATTCGAAAAGGCAGGAATGACAAGCATGTTAATAGACTTACTTAAATATCGCGAAGAAATTAAGAAGCAATTAACACCAACCATTAACGAACTTAATAAAGAGCTCCTGCAGCAATTTGTTAAAGACGAGTATATGGAGCGTATGCTAAACAACTTTATAGCCATTATGGCTCCTGTAAAAATTCTGTTTAAAAAATTCGCGTTTCCTTTTACATGGAAAGAATTTTATAACCACTGCGTAGATGCTATTCAAGCAAGTAGCAGTATGATTTCTGAAACTGAAGGAACTGCTAAGTTCTGGCATACATTAAGTTTCCTTGTAGATATCAGAAAAATTAAAATTGACAACGAGTTTAAGATTGAAGAAAAAAGAAACTTTAAAATCTATCATGGAAAAAAAGGTGGCGAAGCTATTTACGAAGAGCATACCAACAAAAATGGCCATGAAATATTATTTCTAAGATTAAACCTGGTCCATCAACATTATGTTGAAGCAGTAAGTAAGCGTAAAAACGAAGAGCCAATTGGCGAGAGTACACTTAAAGGGTATTTTAAAAGTAAAAATTATTTTATTGGAAGTGTTAAAGGACACCACTTTAATACAGGAAGTAGTAGCTGCTATGCGTTCGATTATACCATGATGAAAGAATTAAACGTGGTAGAACTAGAAAGAGACTACTCCACAGAACACGAGCCTCCAGTACCTTCCTCCTTTCCAGATCCAAACAGTTTTAGTGAGCGCAGCTCATCTGGAGATAAAATAGACGACGAATTACCATTTGGTTAAAATTTAAACCTAAAATTTATGACAACAACAACAGAAAAACAAACAATTATTGAAGCTAGTATCAAGTTACGGAAAGCGACTAGCGAAGATTTTAGAGAAACAATTCAAACCTATGTTAATAATGAATTGGCAACTACTTATAAGCCAAAGCTTGGACAACCTTTTTGGTTGCGTAGCTTAAAAACTGGCGACATAGATAATAGAAACTACAGGATTACAGAACATACAGACTGGCCAGAATTCAAGCAGTATTTACGCTTAGAAATGGTGTATGTGCCAGCTGGATATTTCGAACTTAAAGATGCTGAGTTATGAAGAAAATAAAAATAATATTTGGACCACAAGAAAGTGGTAAAAGTTTTTTGTCCAGACAGATTATGTTAGGATATGATAATCCATTATTTATAAATGGAAGAGCTCTTAAACACCCAAAAGAAGTTGTATTTGAATTTCACGAGTTATCAGAAACTACAGATATCATTGTTATAGACGATCTGAAAATAGAATACTTACTTGATTATGTAAAAGAATTTAGTAGAGAGGAAATCAGGGTTAATAGGAAATTTAAACCAGAAATTAGAATTATAATGCCCAGGATTTTAATTAATCTAGAAACAGCTTGTTTACCTGAAGATTTAAAAAAATACAATGTTGAAGCAATTGAAGCTTTAACATGGATTCATTCTACTGGAAAATTGATTTTTGAAGCCAACATAATATCATGATAGACTACAGCAATTTAGAACTAGAAATAGCTGTTTCTAACTGCAGAAATATGAGAGATATTTTTAAGCTAGCAAAAACAGTAAGATACATTTGGGAACTAGGCGAAAGTATTAATAGAGACTACTTCCAAAAACTAACATGCAATCGAATAAAACAATTAGCATGTCGAAAATAGTCCACCTAAAATTAGTTGGTAAAACAGCCAATTTTCTACTAAACAAAAAAGAAATTAATTGCACACCATCTACAGCTGCTAAACCTTGTCTTCCTGAAGACCAGTTTGATCAACTTGAAAGCTGTAAGGTTTGTGGGAAAATGTTTTAATACCATGTTTACAGAGCACACAAAAGAAATAGAACTCCAGGAGTTTATTAGAACCAATGTTAAGCGAGGAAGATATCTAAGGCTGTTAAAGAAAGGAACTAATTTTTTATCAAAAGAATTAGCAATAGATCTAGGTATTAAGGATAGAGATTGTATTAAATTTTTTCAAGACAAAAACAATCTTAGTGATTGGTATGTAACAAAATCTGATGAAGGCTTATTAGTTAGATTTTATTGTATAGGACCAAAAACACGAATCCAGTTTAACAATTCGTCTTTAAGTAATGAATTTATAGAACAGTTTAATATCACAGAAACATCATTTAGAATAAATGTAGGAAAACCAATAATTATTAAAGGCGTTAAGTGTTTTCCATTATTAACCATGCCTTTAGAAACAAACTCACAATAACCATGAGATACTTAGCATACAATGGTCACAGACTTAGAACCAAGAACAAACTAGAAAAAGCAGTTCAGCAATATTTAAAAGACATAGATAGAACTTTTCTAGATGGAAGCTTCAGCTTCAAAAAATTCAAACTTGAAGTTACGAAAAAGATTGATCAACTTAACCAGGAACATTCCAGATGCAGACCTTTAGATGTGCATTGGTTTGAAGTAGATAAAAACGACTGGTTTTTGTCTGGAGCTGGGTTTAGTCATTTTACTATTTATCATATTAAACAAAATTATTAGTTATGGAAATACCAAACCATTACACAGACATAGTGGGTACGCAAAAACAATTTGGAGGTGGTTTATTCAGCTCTAAAACAGATTTGCCATTTGAAACCTATAACATAATTAATTGGCGTTGGGGAAGCGCTAAAATAATGGACATGAAAACCATGAAAGTAAAACATCCAACAATCGAATATCTAATTAAAAAAGAAGGCATGCGAGCCAGTAGATGGACCAGACCATTTCCTGTAAAGGAAATTACACTTAAAGATGAAGATGACTAAAAAGCAAAAAATATTAGCCTGTTATGGACATATAAACAGTCCTTCTATTTCTAGAATGACTGGAGCATCTTTAAGCTATGTGGCTAATGTGCTTTCAGAACACGATTTAGTAAGAACAAATTTTAATACAGTGCATCCAGATAAGAGTTGAGATAATAAGACTCTCGACATTAGCGATGCTTTAACGCAGATAAACACATTAAGAATTTATGGAAAACCCAATAGTAATATTAAACAGTAAAAGATATTTAATGATTGAAGCTGTATTTAACACCTTGAAATCTGCTAAAGAGATTGAGTTTAGAATACAGAAATATGAAGGTATTTACCAAGGGATTAAAGAAGTGAAGCAAGTAGGTTTTTTTTCAAAAGGCTACATAATAATAAGAGTATTAATTCCTGAAACCAAAATTGAAGAATACAGAAAAGAATCTTTTATACAATAAATTTTAATACAGTGCATCCAGATAAGAGTTGAGATAATAAGACTCTCGATATTAGCGATGCTTTAACGCAGATAAACACATTAAGAATTTATGGAAAAAGCACTTATAGTAAAAACCAAAACAGGAAAGAAAGGTTATGTCTTCTACAAAGACAACAACGACTTAAAAGCAGAGAAGCTTCAGGTTAAAGTTATTGACGACAAATTTAAAGAAACAGGAGAAAACTTATTATGCGCTCCTGGATCACTTACTGCTATCGGTTATAAAGATTAATACTAACACCTGTATATGATTCCGTTTTAATGAATCATATACCAAGTTAGCATATCTCTCCAGCATCGAATAAGTAATTAAAGCGTTTGGTAATTCCAAGCGCTTTTTTGTGCTTCAAACTTTCGATTTTGGGTTCCTGGTAACTAGATGTCCATCATGAACTACATGAATATTTTATTTAAAAATCCCTCCGACCCTTTTGTAATAAAAATTATATGAAAATATATTTTATACTAAAAAAGTTCCATAGTTCAAGGTTAGTCTATATTTTTTCTCTAAGTATATATATATAAGTAAGTTAGTTACCTTGAACTAGTATAAAATAACCTTGAACTTCTTGAACTACAAAAACCGAGTTCAAGAAAAAAGGGTGTAGTTCAAGAAGTTCAATATATAATACATTAACAATCAATTAGTTATCTGTATTGAACTTTTTTAGTCCAAAAACGATATAAATATATTTTATAAATTATTCACAATAAGTAAATATTATAGTTTCCATATTGTGAATTTTTATTACTTTTGGTAAAACCCTACTACTTTGGATATTAGCAAAAAAGTTCTAGTTCTACCTAATATTTGTGGCATTGAAATAGATCTCACTGGACAACCAAACCCTTCAATAGATACAAGCTTACAGCCTTTTTATAATACGTATGTGCAAAATAGCACGCCAAAGACAGCTTATTTCTCACCATCTAAAGCATCGTACACAGAAAAAGGAAACAATACTGAAGCTGGAATGTTGTATGAACACAAACTAACATTACAATTTCCAAACAACGATCCATTACGTGTTATGCGTATTCAAGATTATTTAAAAGTAAAATACATCTACATTAAATTATCTAGTGGTATGGTCCTGTTTTTTGGAAGAAACGACTTCTACCAAAACGCTAAACCAAAAATTAGTGTTGTAAACACAAATAAAAAAACCACCATTACTTATAAAATGAAGTCTATTCTATTAATGGGTTTTACAAATGGAAGTTTCGATTTTAATTTATCTGAAGAATTTCCAATTAACTTTTACAATCTCTAATTATGCCAACACCAAATCCATTTCCGTTAAGTATAGGTTCTAAATCTGATAGTTGGGAAAAACTCCAGCTGTTAGCTAATATAGATCCTGAATATAAATACTCTGCAGACGAGTGGAATGTAATTATTCAAGCGCTTACTTATTTATATGAAAATTTAGGTGGTGGATCTGGGCCTACTCCATTCGAATCAGAAGTCTTAGGTAAAGTGCTTGTTAACACAACTGTTTCAGTAACACAAAACTTAGATTTTTCAGCATATTCAACGTTCATTTTTAAAACCGTTGGAGGTGTAACATTCGTAAACGCAGCAACTCCAGCAATTTCAGGAGATGGTATTTCGCAAATGAAAACCATGTACCTAACAGGAGAAAACGCATTTACTACTGGAACAGGATGGATAAAGGATCCTAAGTCTGATGATTATGATGGAACACTTTGGAACCGACTTATTTTAGAAGTCATGAACACCACAGAATACGGTTTAGTAATAAGATACAGTATTGAAAATTTAGAAACATTCGTTTAAAATGGTAGCAATAAAAGTCACACAAAATATAATCGATAAAAACTCTGGACTTAATTTAGTTCTAGATAGTATTTATAGTTTACCTAAAATACCAAAAGTTTGGAATGGATGGGAAGGTTATAATTATATACACGCTACTACTCATCAGGCAGATGGTTGGAGGCAATTAATTCACACAGCATATAATCCGTTTACACATAAAGAAAAGCTTAATAAAATAGTTCCTGTAAAAGATGAGAATGATAATAGTATAATCCTACATTATACTTATAAAATTGTAGAATTAAATGAAGAACAACAGGCTCAATATTTATCTAATATTGAAGATGCTCAAGACGAGGCTGAGGAAGAATTACATGAAGCCGAAGGTTTTAATTTAATAAGACGAACTCGTAAACGATTAAGACGTAAAGTAAAAAAAGAACTTGCAGATCCAACAAATGAAAACGGATTATCTATAAATCAAGCTAATAAATTACGTAGATGGTTTTCTCAAATATTTTGGTTGTTAAGACAAGGCGATTGGGATCTAGCTAATGAAGATATTTTAGCCGAATCTTTTCCAGTACCTAACAATCAAAAACTAATAGATGAAATAGAATGGTTAAAAGATAAAATTAGCAATTACATAAGTAACGATTTTAATAAACAATGAGCCAAAAAAGAGCATCAAATTTTAAAAAGAAAGGATCTTCTGGTTGGAATCCTGCTGAAATATTTGCTGCATGGCAATATGAAAACAATGTTTTGGATAGTGTTGGCTCAAATCATGGAACTTTAACAGACGGAACTTATGAAGATGCAATAGTTGGAAAAGGTATTAATTTAGGCAATAGCACAGCTTCTAAAATAACAGTTGGGAATGGATTGAATTTTGGTGATGGTGTATCTGATAAATCTGTGTCAATATCTTCTTGGATAAAAAGAACGGATGCAAGTGGAAATCTTGCTGTTTTAATTAAAAGAACCAACAACGCAGATAAATGTTGGAATTTTATGACTTCTGGTGCGACATTATATTGGTCTTTTTACGATTCAGCAGGTAGGGCAAAAGAAGTGAAACATCCTATCACTTTTGTAGTAGGACAATGGTATCACGTTGTCGGAACTTATGATGAATTAACTGACATAATGAAAATATATGTTGATAAAGTTTGTGTTGGAGTTTACTCAACAACTGCTGGATATACTACAATGAGAGTAAACACAGCACCAGTAAAAATAAGTGCCTTAGTAACCTCTACATGGAGTGGTCATTTAGCATTGGACGAAACTTTTGTTTTTAATAAGGCTTTAAGTCAAGCAGAGATTAATTTTATTTACGATGAACAATTAGCAGGAAATAACATATTAACTTAAAACAAAATAAAGCAATAACCAAGCAATTTGAAACATAGAAATTATGAAAACAAGTTTTAAAAAATCCGATATAATATCCTTTATAGTTTTCATAGCAATAAATATACAAATATTTGCACAAAACTATCCAACACAGGAAACCGTACTTTCAACTAATTGGCAGAATTATGAAGCACCAACAAATACTCCTGGTTATTTAGAAACCTTTGTAAACGAATTTGGAAACGAGGTAACTAGAATTAGCGATGCAGATGTGTTTGGCACAACAGGACAAAATTTAAGACATCATTATAGTTTAGATCAACCATATAATTCAGATGGTTCGTTAATAAAACTTGCTGGTTATCCAGCAGCTATTTTAGATGCTGAAACAAACGAGTTCTTGTATTGGGCTAACATACCAAGTTCTGCAACATGGAGCAATACAGAACCATTAATAATGTATGGCACACAGCAAAACCAATTAATAAGATTTCATGTAGATACCAATCAAAGAGAAGTATTAAAAACCTTTACCGAATATACCGAAATTGATTATGGTTATAACAAAGGTAATATTTCTAATAATGACAAGTATATGCCTTTAATGGGCGAAACTTCAACAGGAATATTACACTTAATAGTTTACGATTTAGAACTCAATCAAGTACATGCAGTTAAGCAAATAAGTCCACAGCCTAATTGGTTTGGAATTTCACCTTTAGGAAATTACGTATTAGTCCATTATTCTGGACATGTGGCTGTTATGGTTTATGATATTGGTTTAACTGAAAGCCCTAGAACTATTACAACTTATACAACACATTCAGATATTGGAGTAGATGCTTTTGGAAACGAAGTCTATGTAGCTTATGGCGATGTAGAAACCAGAGCCAACGATTATTATATGAAAATGGTAAGGTTAAGTGATGGTGTTACAACGCCTTTATTTTATCATCCTGAAGGTTATGGTATATGGCATGGACATATAAGTTGTAGAAACATTAATAGGCAAGGTTGGGCTTATGTAAGTGAAGGTTGCTGCGAAACCGTTGGTTTTCGTGAAATTTTCGCTATTAAATTAGATGGTTCAGATACTATTGAGCGTTTTGGATATCATCATTCAAACGACGATTTAGGCTATGGACACGAAGCTCATGCAGTACCTAATAGAGATGGTAGTAAAGTTGTGTTTGCAAGTAATTGGAATGAGCTGTACAATAATCCTTATCCTCCAGCATTTATTGTTGAAGCACCACAAACTACGCTGAGTGTTGAGAATGTAGAAGCTTTTAATAAACTAATCAAGATTTATTACTACACAATTTTAGGTCAGGAACTTACTGAAGATGTATTAAATTCAAATCAGCCAAACGGTTATTATATAGAAAAACGAGTTTACGAAAATAGAGTAGAAACTAAATTAATAGGACAATGAAACAATTCATTAAAAACCATAAAAATTGGTTTCATCATTTAGTAGGATGGCTAATTGTATTATCTGTTACAGCTTTTTTATTATGGACTAATGCATTAGAGAAAAATGGAAATATAGGAACAACCATGCTGTTAGCTATAATTCCATGCTTATGTCTTTCTGGATTTTGCGAGTTTATTTCTCCTTACTTAAAACTTGGAAGAAACACGCTTTTTGGAGTGTGTAAAAACGCGATACCAACAATTATTGCTACTGCTTTGTGTTTAATTTTTGGAGCAGATAATATATTCGAACTTATTAAACTAACCTGTAACATACTTCTTTAAATGCCTCCAGAACTAATTAACGTATACATAAGACCACATTTAATTTCTTTCTTATTCCAAGAACTAGATGGAGATATTAAAGCTGTTTACGATAAAAAAGTTATTAAGCTAGCACATGTTACAAATGCTAGTATTTTAGGCCGATTAATCCACTTGTTTAGATCTAGAGCTCAGCCTGTAAAAAAGCGAAGTAAGATTAATGGATTTAGCGTTTTTTTATCTATAGATAACGAAACACCTTCAGAAACCAAAGCGTCTATCAATTCGCGTACCTGGTTAGAGCATTCGCAAATACAATTTCTTCCTGAAGATGTGAAGCTCTTGAACGATCATTTAGATTCTATTTTCAGAATCTCTCTTATTCAATTTGTTAGAGGTTTTGCTAAAGGCAGCGATTCTCATAAAAAAATTAATGAAGCTGTGCATGAGTTTATGTTACTACATAATTTATACGATACAGAACTAGATCCAGAAAGTTTACGAAGAGACTACTATAATGGTATTAAAAAAAAACACCTATTAACAAGACTTCAAGTGCCAATTAGCAACAAAACCTTGAATTATTATAGTGCATAGTTTACCGTGTCACAGTTAGAAGCTGTAAAGGGTTGTTATTTTGTTAAAAATTGAGAGATACAATTGTTAATATTAAACAACCTATAAATGAAAACAAAAATTTTATCAAGTCTTGGAACCACGCTTCTTGGCTTATCTTTTTTAGAAGTGGTTAGTTATGGAGTTGGTTTAATTGGTGCAATACTATTTGCAGCAGCTCAGTATTATTCCTTTCAAAAAAACAGACAAGCGCATAGAAACGAAGTTCATAAGTCTAAAATGTTAGAAAATTTAAATCAAGATGAAAAATAATTTATCAAGAGCTTCAATAGCGATAGGAATAGCTTTAATAGGTTTTTTAGCAAATTACATTAACAATAATCTTCCAGAAGAATGTAATACTATTTACAATGAAGAAGTTGTAGAAGGTGGTTATATTGATGCATCTGATTGGTTAGATCCAAATTTATTAAAACAATTCAGAGAATTATCCCAATGTAATGGAGCTACCAGAATAATAGTTGTTTTTCATCATACTGTAACGTCAGATGGAACAACTGCTAGAGAAATATGTAATATAACAAACGATAGATTTAGCTTAGGTTGTAGCTATGCAGCTACCATTCATAAAAACGGAAAAGTCATTCAAGCAAATAAATTTGAAGAACACTCACCAAGTGTTGGAGGCATGAACACTTATGTTATATCATTTGCTTTTGTAGGGAATTATCAAGACCAAGAGTTACCGTTAATCATGGTTAAAAGAGCCTGTCAAATTAAAGCAGCTTTTGAGGCTTATTCTGAAGAAAACCCAGATTTTAAAGTAGAATCATATTCAATACATAGAAATTTTAAAGCAACATTATGTCCTGGAGATAAAGCTGTAAAACAATTAATTTCTTATGGAATTGTAAGTGATTAAATAAAACAAAAACTAAATACAATTATTATGATATCAGATTTTATTAAACAGTATAGTCTATCGGCTTTTTTAATTTTATTAGCCTGTTTGTTTGGAATAGTTAATCCAGGTTGGTTGGTTAAATACGAAATTGGAGCTGTAGCCCTATTTATATTTATAGCAATTGTTTTTTTAATGTTTTATGTGCCAACGCTATGGAAAATAATTACCGACTTTTTTAAAGGCCTCTGGAAAGTTATTACAGGAGCAGATTAACAATTTAAAAGCGAGGCATTCACTACACAGGTAGTTCTTTCATGATTTTTAATTTTTTTGGTTAGTTAATTAAAAAGACCTCGCTTTTATTTAAAACCCTCGAATTCGAGGGAATAACAAAATACTTAAAACAATACTCATTATATGGTCCATTTTAATAACAGTAAATTTTTTACTACTGTTTTTCGATTGCCAAAAATGTAATAGTTATAAAAAATGAAAAACAAAGCTTTAATTACAGTTTTTTCAATCATGGCTCTAGCTATAATAAGCCAAAGTATTTATTTTAATTATAAATTAAAATTACAAAGAGGTTTTGTAGAGAAAGAAATACAAGCTATAAAAGACAGTATTTCTGTTATAGACATTAAAGAAGCTAAAATAATTTCTAAAGGAAAAACAGTAACCAATAAAGCTTCTGCTAATAAAAAAACCATTAATCAAAAACTCAAAGCAGATGAAAAAGCTATTTATAATTCTCCTGTTACTGATGAGCGCAGAAAGCGCTATCTCGCAAAGCATAAAAAATGATAGTATTAAATTAAGCTTACCTGTATTTGATTCTATGGTAATGGAAAGCGAATATTGTGATAGTTTAAAAACTGCTTATTTTAAAGTTAATAAAGAATTAGCCTCGTTAATTTTTGATAACAATAAAATGTTTCGAGATTTTGAGAACGAACGTGAAAAGAAAATTAAGCTTCAGTCTCAGCTGGAGATAAAAGAAAAAGAATTTAAAAAATTATTCCAAATCCCAAATAAAGGATGGTTTGTTCCTCTTTTAATTGGTCTTGCTGCAGGTATTTTATTAGGATCTTCCCTCTAAAACTCCAAAATCACTAAAAACCGTGTCACAGCTATAACGGTTTACTTTCCCTTGTTTTGTGTAAAATCCGTTTTACATGAACAATTTTTCAATAGTTCCAGAAGCAAATCATACCATTTTAAACGAAATCCTAACAGGAGAATGGCTGTTAAGTCATTCAGGATTGTTACAAATGGGACACTTTTTTAAAGGCTTATCAGAAGAGGCATTAAAGTCAGATGCTAAAGAAGTAGATCGTTCAGCTCAAATATTATCCTTCTTTAACGAAGATAACGAGCGTATTCATCCTCGCGACATTTCAGAAATACCTGAAGGATCTGTAGCTGTAATAAATATTGTAGGTCCTATGATGAAGTATGGTAACTGGTGGATGCTTGGAGCTAACGAAATTATTCATCAGTTAGACTTTGTAAACAACCTACAAAATGTAGCAGCTATTATTGTTTATGTAGATGGACCAGGAGGAAGTGTTTCTGCTATCTCTCCATTTATAGATTTTGCTAAACGCAAACGCAAACCTGTTGTAGCTGTTTGCGATGCATCGTTATCCTTACATAGATGGATTCCAGATGCTATTGCAGATTACCAGGTTGCCGAAAATAATATTTCAGCACGTTTTGGAAGTATTGGTGTAGTCTCCAGCTGGATGGATGCTACTAAATATTACGAAGCACTTGGTGTAGAAATGCACGAAGTGTATTCAGATCTATCTGAGCATAAAAACGAAATCCCAAAAGCTATAAAAGCCGATAAAGAAAAAGGATATCAATTATTAAGAGACATGTATCTAAATCCGATGGCTCAAAAATTCCAAGAAGCTGTTAAAGCTGCACATCCAAATCTTATTGAAGAAGAAGGAACGCTAACTGGAAGAACCTACGGAACAGAAGATGCTATTAGATTAAATATGATCAATCAAGAAGCAAATATGAAAGAAGCTATGCAAATTGCGAAAGCCTTAGCCGAAGCATATTCCATTAATTAATTATTAACAAACAAAAACAAGTAAGATGAAAAAATTCAAAGCGCTCTATGCTTTTATGTTAGCCTTCTTTTCTGCCGATTCGTTGGTTGAAGATGGGAAGATAAATTTAAGCGAAGACCAAAAACAGAAGCTCCAAGATGCTCTTGGACCAAAAACAAAATTAAGTGAAGTGGTTGATGCCATGAATCAAGAACTTGCAGATGCAGCTGCTAAAGACGACGACGACAAGGATCAGCAATTGGTTGACCTTAAAGAAGAAGCCATGAAAATGCTTAAAGCCCATGGACTCGCTCAGGAAGATGCCAAAGATGCTGTAGAAGATCCTACAAAAACTTCAGCACAAGATCCAAGCATGAAGCAAATTTTAGCAGGACTTCTTGAACACAACAAGAAAACCGATAAAATGCTAGAGACTTTATTAAAAGCTCCAGAAGAAGATGAGCCTTTAGCATCAGGAAACCGTAACAATTTAAAAGATATGCACTCTAAAACACACTTTTTAGGTACAGGTCAAGCCTATGATGCTTTTGAAAACAGACCATGGAACCAAAGAGCTGCAGGATTAAGAAACGGTCCTACAGATTTTATGGCTGAAGATGGAACCGAACTCCAAACACTTAAAGGAGATATCGATTTATATCACAGAAAAAACCCTCAAGCTGTAAATTCTCTATTTAGAGATTTAGTAGGTTTACCATCTTTCTGGACATTAATTTCTAATGTAGACGATAAAATTGCTACTGCAAATATTGTGTCTGCAGAAGTGTCTCAAGCTAGAAAATTACCATACTTAGCTAAAAACAAACAATTAATTCAACCTGAAGAAAATAAGGTATTCCCTGTTCAAGTAGACATTACTCATCAAGGGTATTACTTACAGAAAATAGAAGCTTCTTGGTTAAACATGATGAATAAAGAAGGTTCTTCTCCATTTAAAATGTCTTTTGTTCAATTCTTATTAGTAGAATTAGATAAAAAAGTAAGACAAGAAGACCGTAAAGTAGCTATTAATGGTGTATTTGTTAAAACTCCAGATACTGCTACTGTAGGTGGTAGAGCTATCCATAGAGGCGATGGCTTATTAGTACAATTATGGAAAGCGTATTGGTACGATTTAAAATTCCGTGTAGCAAACATTGGAGATCCTTCCACTACTAATATTGTAGATTATGTAAAAGATGTTATTGAAGCTAATATTCCAGAAGAATCTAAAAATTCTGAAGGCATGGTGTTTTATTTATCTCCTTATTGGATGAGACGTTACAAAGAACGTAAACGTCAGTTATTTGGTTTAGACAATAACTACGATGGTAAAGAAGTAAATGAAATAGAAAACTATTTAAATTTCCGTTTTGAGCCATTAAGAGACTTAGAAGGCTCTAACTTCATGTTTATTACAGACGAAAACAACATTAAGTTGTACGAGAATAAGCCAGGAGAAAAATCTATGTATCGTTTCCAAAATATTTTAAGAGACACGCATATTTTTGCAGACTATAAATGGGGAGCAGGATTTGACCATATTGGAACAAAAGTAAAAGATGGAGATCCAGAAGCGTTTAAAGTGCAAACAGTTTGGGCAAACATGCCTCCATATCTTCAAGATATGTCTGTAACACTTTACGACGATGCTACTGGAGAAATTAAACCTCCATATAGCAACATTCATTTAGGTAATGGATGGTCTACAGATGTAGAAAAAATTACTGGAACATATGCAGGTCAAGTTGTTAAAATTAAAGGAGACACAACATCTACAGGAAAAGTAGTAGATACAGGAAACATTACTCTTACAGGTAATGTGGATTTTAATATCGCTACAGGTGGTACATTAACACTTTTAGTTAATGATGATTTAACACTTACAGAAATTAAACGTACAGCTGCTCCAGCAACTGCTCCAGTAGCAGATACTAGCTATGTAGATAGTATAGACGCAACCAATGGAAGTGAATTTGACTTTACAGGTGTAGCTAACGATGTGTTAGACGAAATCTTAAACGGTTTTGAAGGTCAGCAGATTGTTGTAAATGGTGGAGCAGGTGGAACTGTAACTATCAATGATGTAGCAGGTAATATAGAAGTTGATTCTCAAGCTGTTTTAGCTAATGGAGCCGACAATATAACCTTTGTGAAAGTAGATGGTGTGTTTACGGAAGTAGCCAGAACGATAGCCTAATTAATAATATAGCCTGTCTTCGGACAGGCTTCTAAAAAAGAAAATTATGTACGATTTTATAAATGTAGATAAAAGTAATGTTCCAGGATCTGGAGCTGCAAAACCTAAAGATGCTAATGTGGCTATTTATAGAAGTAGAGAAATAGCTGTTTGGCCTTTAAGAGACAGTAAAGGAGTTCGCTCTATTGGAGACTTTGTTATGGTGTCTGGTAAAACCCCAATTTATGTTTACATGACTGGTGTTAATCAGCAGCCAACCTACGAAACAGAAGGAGAAGTTGATGCAGAACAAATTATGCAAAAATTTGTTGCTACGCATCCAGGAGACGAGTTAGAAGCTCATGAATTTTTTCAAAACAATTTAGGTGAAGACCTTATTATTGTTTATGGTTCATGTGCAGACAGCACAAAACGTATTTACGGAACAAAGTGTTCTCCATTACGTTTAAAAAATTCATTTAAAAACGATAAAGATGGAGCAGGACACACCTTCTCTTTCGAGCAAATTCAAGGAACTCGTTTTGTTCCTTCGTTCTGGACTGGGAACAATCCTTATGCAGCACCAACAGCTACAGATGTGTCAATAGATATGTTAGTTGCAAATGGGTATCAATATAAAGTGGAAGCTTTAGCTGTTACAGCTGCTATTTCTTTATCAGATTTCGATCTAGTTCATGGAGATGTAGTGACATTGATTGGTTCTGGTGGAGCAGGTCCAGCAACATTGTCTGCAGGAGATTTAACTGAAGCTACTGTTATCTTAAAAGATGGCACAGATTGGACAGCTCTAGAAAACGCAACTATTTCTTTTGAAGTGGTTGATGGTGGAGCTACTATTTACTTAGTAGAAAGAAACCGAAGCTAAATCTATCATTCTCTAATTAATAGTAAAAAGGCTCTCATCTAGTATGAGAGCCTTTTTTGTTTACCGTGTCACAGTTAGTAATTGCATTTGCAATTACATTGTAGTCTCTTAAGAAATTATTATTAAAAACATACGTATGAAAACTCAAACAAAAAACGAAATAAAAGAAGCTCTGGTAGCTAAGTATATTTCGGCAAAAGTAAAATTCAATGCTTTATTAGCTGTATTCCTGAAACTAGAAGCTGTTTCAGAATCACAAAAAAGATATTATAATGCTGCAGGTTATTCAAAAAATAATCTAGACACTTTAGAATACGACATTAAAAAACTTTGTGGTATTAAAGATACTGAGTTGGTGTCTGCTAAAAAGGCTGTGAAAAAAGCTGCTACTCCTATTTTAACTGGAGAAGAAAGATTATTAGCACTAGATCCTGAAGCAGATGCTAAAACGCTTCTTCAAGAAGCTATTGATTTGGTTGAATTTTCTGAATTAGATTTATTAATGCCAGATCCTTTACCAGAGTTTTCTACTGGTATTAATGGAACTAAAGAACGTGCAGATTTAATTACAGAATTAAAATTAGAAAGTCCTTCAAGAAAAAAAGACGATCAAATAAAAGTTTTAACCAATCATTATAATGGTTTGGTAGAAACAGCTCAAGCATTTGCAGTTGAAAAGTTATTAGCAGCTCGAGATATTTTATTACATAGAAATTCACAACAAGATATTATTGATACTGCAAACGTTGTTAGAGATTTATTTGTAAACGCTCCAGTAGAAGTAAAAACAGACTTAAAGCTTCGTGACGAGTTTCCGTTTTTAACTAAAGAAGATTGTCCAGATAAATTTAAAATATTAGTAGCAGATAAGCTTACTGCTTACTTTAATTATAAAGACTCTAGAGTAGAAATTAAAAAACTACTTGAGTTAGGCGCTTCAGAAGAAGAGTTATATGAGTTAGCTGTTAAAGCTGTAGAAAATTTCGAATTAAACCTGGAGATCTACGACGAGCTTAACTACTACAAAGAGCATGGCGAGATTTTAGGAAAGCATCCAATTTTTGCTGAAGATATGCTACAAGAAAAAGTTGCAAAACTATCGACTGTAGAGCTTACAAAACGTCAAAAAAACCTTCGTACTTACATTTCTAGAGATTCTAAGAAACTAGATAAAATGGAAGCAGGTGAAGACAAAGACGCTTTTGAAAAAAAGCTGAATGAATTTAAACATGAATTAGAATTAGTAGATACGCGTTTGAAAAACATAAGCTAAATCTATGTCTCATAAATTTTTTACACTTCCAGATAAAGATGTTTCCCCTGCCATAGAAACATCTGCTTCTGGAAGTTTTGTTTCAAAATACTTGGCAGCGCATTACCAAAAAGTTGCTTCGGTAAAAAAAGACTTGAAGCGTCTTCCGGAAAGCGAAGAGTTCTTTTTCTTACAGAGCGATAACTCCTTTAATGCCTTTACGTTTATTCCGGTTGTGTTAGAGAATCAAACAGCCAAACATTTAATGGCTACAACCTACAGTATAAATAAACGTGTTATAAATGCATTAGTGGAGCTTCATCGAAACGGTTTGGTGGATAAAATAACGCTTTTAGTTAGTGATACCATGTTAAGACGAAATCCTGTTATAACAGATTTACTAGCGTCTGTAAACAGAGAGTATGCTAATATAAATGTGTTATTCGCTTGGGTTCATGCTAAAGTTTGCCTTATTGAAACAAAAGAAGCGCATTACGTAATTGAAGGCTCAGGAAACTGGAGCGATAATGCGTATTACGAACAATACACATTTGCAAATTGCGCGAAGTTATTTGCGTTTAGACACAAATTATTTACAGATGTGCAAATTAGACACAAAGCTATTAATGGTGAAATTGTAAAACTTTAGAAATTATGAGAAACCTCTTTTTTTATTTTTTCCCAGGTCTAAATTATTCTCTTTCAGACTTGTCTTTAAAAGACCAGAAAAAATACAGATCTATTCTAGATATAATTAATGCATGTTTATTGCTCATCCTATGTATTACTTGTTCTTTAATTGCAATTATGTAGCATAATTAAACTTTAGAAATCATGAGTAAACCTAAATTCGATTTTAAATTTATTCTTTCAATAGCAGTACTTTTTTTAGGATTTGGAAAAATAATTCATTTAAGTTTTACAAATCCTGAGATGACTCAAGTACAGCTCTTATGTAAATATTGGATTGTTTATTTAGTTGTTATAGTGGCATCGTTAGTAATTGAGAATCATTATTCAAAAGAAAAATGACAGAAAATAATCCTACAAATAGCGCAGACCTTAAAGAACTTACGCTTACAGAAACCGTTGAGCGTTTGTCTGCAGTAAATTATTCTTACGCAGATATGGCTATTTATTTAGGTATGAAAAAAAGCGCTTTTCTCCAGGAAGCTACAAAAATAGATTCGCCTATTTGGACAGCCATACAGCGAGGAAGATTAAAAACACAGTTTGTAATTGATGAAAAACAAGCTTTAAATGCTGAGTCTGGAAACATTACTGCAGCACAAATTTATAAGAAGAGTTATGATGAAGCTGAATTTAAACGCCTAAAAGAATTTGTTTATGGTGGAAATGTATAAAGACATAAAAGTACCCAAACATTTAAAGCTTGAAGATGTTTACGACTATGTTGATACTGGAGACATGGATAAAGCTCCACAGGACATGGTAGACTATCTGGATGCTTTAGAAAAAGTTAGAGACATGAAGCGTCGTATTAATCGATTTGCTTCAAAAGAACACATTATAAAGCATCTAGAAAAAGTAAATGGTTTACACTGGACACTTGCAAATAAAATTTATAACGATGCTGTAGAGTATTTTTATTTAGAAAACACCATTCCAAAAGAAGCTTATAGAAATATGTATGCTGACGAACAGGATGAAGATATTGCTTTAGCAAGATTAGCATCTAAAGGTATTGATGATTTAGAGCGTATTTCTAAAATGCGTGAAAAAGCCTATAAATTTAGAAAACTAGACGATCCAGATGTTGATGATTTTCCTGAAGGCTTATTCGATAAACCTTTTAAAATTTATACTACAGATCCAGAGCAAGTAGGAATTATAAAAGCAGATAGACGCGAAGTTGCTGGATTTATTGACAGATTATCAGATTTAAGCGAATTACAAAAAGACATTCTAAAACGTGAAGCAGGTATTCTGCCTTTCAGAGCGTTCTTAGACGCTCCAGACAATCCACGAAACAATGAAGAATGATTCTAATGTAGAATACAGATACGGAAATCCTGTAAAGCAAATTATAGATTTAACTGCTCCTCAGCATTTAAGAATCATTGCAGGTCGTGGTACAACTAAAACGACAGATATCCAAGCAGACAGAGCTATGGATTGTGTTTACGATATGCCCAGGAGTGTTTTTGGTTTTGCTGCAGATACGTTTGTAAATGCCAAAGACAAAGTTATTCCGAAACTTGTTGAAGGTTGGCGCGAATATAAAGGCTGGGTAGAAGGTCTTCACTATGTTATTGACGAGCGTCCACCTGCACACTTTAAAATTCCATATACACCAATAATTAGGCATAAAAACACCATTTCCATCCATAATGGTTGTATTTTTAAATTAGGCTCACTTGATCAACCTTCAGGTTTAGCTGGAGATTCTTTTCAGCATTTATTTGGAGATGAAGTGAAATATTTCGATAAGCGTGTTTTAGATATTATTATTCCAGCGCTTCGTGGACATGGCCAAGTAGCATACTCGCCATTGTATCGTGGTACCACATTTACTACAGATTTACCAAACATTAGTAAAAAGAATCACGACTGGATAATGGAAACACGCGAAAACATGGATATGGAGCGTGTTAAAATGGCGTTTCAAGCAGGTTGTATTTTAAATGAAATTAATATTGAAATTAAAAAGGCTTACGATAAGCGAAATAGATCTGCTCTTAAAAAATTAATCAAACAGCGAGAACGTTGGATGATACGTTGGTACACAGCTAGAAAAAATACCACCTTTTTTATGGTGGTTTCTAGTTTGGTAAATTTAGACATTTTAACTCCAGAATATATTTTCGACCAACTGGAAGCTTTAGGATGGGAAGAATTTAAGCAAAGTGTGCTTTCTTTTAAAAGTGCTTTGGAAGATGGCGAAAAATTTTATTCAGGTTTAGGCTCTCAGCATTTTTATGGAGATGGTATTATTAATGAAGTTGTACGGAGAACAGGAATAAAAGATGCTGCACCATTTACTAGCGAAATGTTGCGCTATGTAGATCCACATGCACCTTTAGAATGTGGTGTGGATTTTGGGAAAATGATTTCTATGGTTATTGGCCAAGACCATGGTTCAAAATATAGAATTGTAAAAGGCTTACATACCTTAATTCCTGAAAGCTCTCAAGAAATTGGTGAAAAGTTTGTGAAGTTTTTTGGACCACACATAAACAAACGTTTGGACATGTATTACGATAGATCTGGAAACCAATACGCAACAAGTGGAAGAGATTGGGCTAGTGAAGTGAAAAAACATATAGAATTCGATAAAAACGGACACAGTACTGGTTGGAAAGTGACGTTAAAAAGCGTAGGTCAAGCCACTATTTACCACGATGAAGAATTCTTTTTAATGAAACACCTACTTTCAGGAAATGTTAATGGCTTACCACAGCTGTTAATTGATGAATATCAATGTAGAGAATACAAGAGTTCGTTAGAATTATCGAGAATTATTGTAAAAAAAGACGCTAGGTCTGGAAGTAATAGAATCCATAAAGACAAAACAAGCGAAGATTTGCCATTAAAAAAATTACCTATGCAATCTACTAATTATAGCGATGCTGGTAAGTACTTATTGTATAGAAAAAACTGGGTAGACAAAATAGGCTATACTCGCGAATGGTTGCCAACTGGATTAGAGGGCGTTAATTAAAATAATGCTTATATTTTAATTGTGAATACTGACGTTAATCTTTGAATTAATTTCATAATTGTATCAATATTAATACAATTTACATATATTTGTAAAAGAAAAAGAGCCCTTTTCAGGGCCCTTAGTTTAGTTTCGTTTATAAATTAAGTCTATAATTGAAACTAGTAGCTGTAGAAGAGCTACTACTAATAAAAAATCTATTTGCATAAGCTTTAGATTTAATTAAACAACAACTCAAAGCTACTAACTACCATTAGTAGCTTTCTCTTTTTAGGAGTTGCTCAAAATTACAAATAACTTATCAGACTTTAATTGCAAGTTATAAACAATTGTAAACAAAAAAGGTCTCCTAATTGGAGACCTTTTTTTTGAATATAAATGGCGTTTTGGTTTTGTGCCAATCATGGTTAATAATATAACTATTCCAGGGCGCGTTATTTTGCAAAGTATTCATGTGGTGGACTTCGCCTTTTAATCCATGTATTGCCATGTTAATACAAGTCATTTTTACACATACATGGTCTATATCTTGCGCCACGTAGTAATTACCTTTACAAATTCTATTTGCTGCAAGTAAGGTTCTTCCGGAACCTACTGCACAATCGTTAATATGGTTGCCAAAATCGTTTTCTTTAACAGTAATCTGCGCCATGACATCGCATAAACTTTTAGGTGTGAAGAATTGGCCAAAGCCTTGCTTTTTATATTTTCCAGATAGTTCCTCGTAGTATTCACCTAGAGGATCTATCCAATCGTTATCGCGTAGCGATTTTTCATAAATAATTAAAAGAGAGCCAAACATTTTGGCTAAATTATTTATTTCGTCTTCGTCGTATTTCCTTATGGTATCTAAATACCATTCCTCTTGTGTTTGTCTGGCTAGACAGCAAATAACAAGTGTTAGGAAATCGTCGAAGACGCGCGATGCGTCGTGTCTTCTTGCTAATAATGAAAAGAGGGAGTTAAACTCCCTCAAATACATTGGTGTGTCTCTAGTTTTAAGCACTTTCTTTTTGTTTTAGTGGTTGAACTTGAGCGTTACTAAAAATGAAGCTTACAGGAAAAAAATCGCTATCCTCGTCATTTTCTGCTTTTGGGTTTTTCTCTTTCTCCTGGACTGCTTTTGGTCTTCCCCAAACTAAAAAGGCTGTTTCTCCTTTTTTTACACAGCTCCCCTCTTTTAACCATCCTTTAAAAGTGTGGAATTCTTGGTGCTCTGGTGACTTGTAGAAATATTTAATAATAATATCATTTAAAGTCATGCTGCTATATATAAGGGCTTGCTCTGGTGTTGGTGCATCTTCAATTAATCTGTTTTTTATTTCTTTTGCCTTTGCTGAAAGTTCTCGAAGCTTGGCGCGTTTTTCTTGTATAGACATAATAATATATTTTAAAATTGATAATCTTTGAAATCGCTTTCTGTTTGGTGTTCCTCAATAAATTTATCTGCTATGGCTTGCGCTTTATTAAATGCGTATTTACACAATTCCTTAAAGTGTGTATAATCTTGATAATTAAACACTTTAGAAAGCCCTCTATTATGAAGGATACTTTTAACTTGCTCGCTAATTTTAAAAGAATTACTTTTGCTTTTGTTGTTGGCTTGTGTTGTCATAAGTCATAAATTTTAAAAAAGCCTACTACCGTAAATAGTAGGCTTTTGTTGTTGTTGGTTAAACTTGAAACTCTAAAACTTCTTTTTCTGCTTTCTCTACTATTTGAGAAAATTCCGTTTCAACGAATCCTAAAATTTTATCAATAATTGCAGGGTTGCGTAATGTGAAACTGTAATTACTTGCGCTTGAAAATTTCATTTGTGCGTTTGTAGTGTCGTTTCCTGCCATGAAATGGCTTAACTCGTCATATTTGTTATTTACTGCATTAAATTTGTCGGCTAGAATGTTTAAAGTTTCTAATCTGTTTAATCTAGATTTTGCGCTTGGCTTTAAAATTTGCTTCACGGTTTCGGTTGCTTTTGCAACATCAATTTTTTTAACCTCTTCTTTTTTAGAAGTTGCACTATTAATACTAGGAGTTGCTTTTTTTTGTTCAACTGCCTTTTTACCATTTTTAGAAGTTGTTGCTTCTTTTGTTTTTGTTGTCATAAGTATATGATTTTTAAATATTTAACTTATATAAATATACAAAATAAGTCGTAAATATTACGACTTTTAACAAGAAAAAACACATGATAAAATCTATTTAAAACCTCTCTAAATAACATAAGTTTTAATACTAAACCATTAAAAAAACAACCGTTTACAAAATCAAAAAAAAATAACAAGCTAGAAAACAGCACTTTAACCTAATTAAATAAATTAGGTTAAAAGTGTGTTTCTCGCTCTCCCCGACCCGCTGAGTTTCCTAAATGCGATTGCATACCCTTTAGAAAACGAGATATATGACCGAAGCAATCCGAAGGTCAACAAGTTAGCGCGTTGCTAGCACTATATATAAGTGCTAGTAACAACCATATAGAACAACATGGTGTTACCGTGTCACAGTTTCAACAAGTAATGATGTATATCATTGCAGTATGAATGTATACGAAGCGCTTAATAATATGAGAGAGTTATCAAAGAATAACATTCCATTTTCTATAGAGTTCCTTACTTGCAACACAACCAAAGATGTTACTAATGGTGTTAAGACAGTAAATAAATGCTTGTTAAGAGTAGGCTTGAGCAGTGAACACAGTGACAAATCTAACAGCTTGGTGGCATATACTAACCTAGACACAGATGAGCCTAGAACCTTTTACATACCACTACTATTAAAGTTTAATAATATCGATTTAGAATGAGAGATATAGAGTTTTATAACAACAACGCTATTGTTAATGTAGATGATGTAGCCTTTACATTTGAGACAGCAGAGAATCCTAGAGACTTTGAGAAATACAGAACACCTCAAGAAACTTTAGACTGGACTAAACAAGAATATCAAATAGGTGGATATAGAGTATTTCCTTATGGTAGTAATAACGACTTACCAAAAGTTATCAAAGATGTTGTTCAAAACAACTCTATCTCTCCAGGTATATTAACTAAGAAAGGTCAATTACTATGGGGTAAAGGACCTCAGTTATATAAAGAATCATTTGATACTGACAATAACTTAGTACGAGAGTGGGTACAGGACAAAGCTATACAGAGTTGGTTAGATAGTTGGGGTTATATAGAGTATCTAGAGAAAATTAAAGAAGACTACTCCTATATACAGGCTGGGTTCACTAAGTTTTTCTTATCTAAAGGGGTTAGAGTTGGAAAGCCTTCTATAGCGAAATTAGAGCATGTGTCTCCAGAAGATGCTAGATTAGCTACAGATATAAGGACTAGATCACATAAGCCTAAGTATTGCATTATAACAGATTGGAATTTTCGAAGAGTGGGTAGCGTTACAAACTATGATGTATATGCTTTATTCGATTTCCTTAAACCATTTGAACACAGAAACGCTATCCTGTATAGTAATAAATATAGTTTCTGTTCGGACTATTATACTGTACCAGATCTATATGGTTCTTTAGAATGGATTAGACGCTCATCTGCTATTCCAATAATTCTAAAAGCCTTATCTAAGAATAGTATCAATTTAAAATATCATGTTATTTCACCGGCTAAGTTTTGGGAGCAGGCAAAAACTGAATTAGAAAAAGCTTCTACAGAGAAGGATCCATACACAGCCAAAAAACTTTTAGATTATAAAAAGAATTATCTACGTCAAATATCAAAAGTATTATCTGGAGACGATAACACAGGCAAATTTTGGCACTCAGTAAAATACCTAACTATTGAAGGTCATAAGCTAATAGAAGAAGGTTGGGAAATTAAAGAAATCAAGCAAAACATTAAGGACTTCGTAACTGCTCAGATTAATATAAGCGACCAAGCCAACCGGATGGTTGCTGCAGGAGTAGGTATGCATCCAGCTTTAGGTGGAGCTGGAGAGTCTGGAAGATCAGATTCAGGAAGCGAACAACTATACGCATTAAAAAATTATTTACTTACAGGTATCGACATACCAGAAGCTATAGTAATGAAAGCCATTAATTACGCTTTAAAAATAAATTTTCCAAAAAAAGAATTGAAACTAGGTTTCTATCATCTTCCACCACAAAAAGAGGAAGATGTTACAAGTAGTAAACGTGTAAAAAACCAAGAATAATGAAGTTACCATTTAGCACTACAGATACAGAATTTCAAAAACAATTCAAAGAAGCATTAGGTTTCACCGATGCAGACATTCCTTTGCGTAAAATTAAACCAGACTTACGTAATGCAGGACAGGAATTAATTGATCTTATAGGTTTACCAACTTATAATAGTTTAATAGCAAATTCAGAATTGAATATCGAAGGTGGTCAAGGCGCTACAACTCCATACCAAGACGTTTACATGACAGAGCTTTTTAGATATAGCATATCTACAATAGCCTATACTGCGTTTGCACCATCAAACGATTTAGGTCACACGCCAAATGGTAGACGTATGCGTTCATCAGACGACGAGAAAACACCGTTTGAATGGATGATGGCCAGAGACGACGACAATCTTCAAAGACGTTCGTATAAAGCAGTAGACAGCTTAATAAATTATTTAGATGCTAATAGTGATACATGGAAAGCTTCAGCTGCATTTAAAAGTTCACATAAATTATTCGTTAGAACACTTAAAGATTTCGAGCCTAGATATCAACTATCATCTTCACTCCTACTTTTAAAATTAACTCCAGGAATAGATATGTGCGAAAAACGCGATATATATTCAAGAATAGGTAAAACGCTATTCGAAAGTCTAAAAGCTAAAGTCTTATACTTTGCAACAACACCATCAGGAACAGCTCAGACTGCTATCACAGAAAACGAAGCTAAAATGATAGAGCTCATTAAAGACGCTTGCTGTTATTTTACTTTATCCTGGGGAATAAAACGTCTGCAGGTAAATTTATTTCCTGAAGGCATTCTCCAACCAGTACGTGGAGATCGTGCAACTGTTAAAGGAAGAGCTGTTCCTCAATTTCTTGAAGTTGATCAAGTATCAAATCTTTTTAAAGAAGACGCAGATAAAGCGCTAGCCGAAATCGAAGCGCATTATAAAGTCATGTTTCCTCCTACAGTAGAAGAAGCAACTATTGCAACCGAAACAAACGAGCCTTTTGGCTTTACAGAAGACGACAATTTCGTAACAACATAACCAAAACATACATGAACATTATTAAAAAAATCATCAAAGCTATAGTTGGCTTCTTTAAAAAACTAAAACGCAGATACATTATTGCTAGAGCATATATGAAAATGCAAGTAGCATTTAAAAAGCAATTAGTGGCTAGAAAAGCATTGCGAAACGATGTAAATACATTTCTAAAAGAATATTTCGGTATCGATGCAAATTCAAAATATATACCAAAAGACTTTAAAAATAAAGATGAAGTTCGTGTTGCAGTAACCGGTAAGTTTCAAGACCGATTGGAAAATTTAAACTTAACCTATGCAGATCTATTTAAATAATGGAAACAGCCACGCATCATAGCATCTATATTCCAAGTGAAGATATAACAAGATACATACCTAAAGAGTTGGCTCATTGCAAGAGCAATGAGTATAAAAACGTAGTGGGTTTGCTATATCAATGGCAAACCGGCTATTATTCCTACGAAGAGTTTAGGGTGCAGGCAGCTGCATCTCTGCTGAACCTTGAACTCGATATTAAAAAAAATACTTCAGAAGGAAGTAAAGAAACCGAAGATTTTCATGCAAATCTGTATCAAATATCAGAACTTATAGATTCTTTTTTCAATAAAACCGAAGAAGGTAATTTAGCAATCAAGCAAGACTTTGTTACCAACCACTCGCCTACTGTTACGCCAATTTTTATAAAGCTTCATGGTCCAAAGGCGCGTTTTACAAATGTAACGTTCGGTCAGTACGAAGATGCGTTAAACCTGTTTCAAATGTATTTTAGAGGTAGAGACGTTAGATATCTTTATATGCTTATGGCTACTTTTTACTTAGCTAAAAACCAACCATACAATAAAGAATCGGTTGAAAAACGTATTTATTTATTTAAAAAACACCTTCATTTTGGCCAAGTGTATGGGTTCTTTTTATTTTTTGGAGCCTTTCAAGAATACGTATCATCATCAAAAGTATTATGGGAAAATAAAGTTATAGATCTATCTATTTTATTCGAATCTCATCCAGACGAGAAAGAATCAAAAAGTAAGATACCAGGACTAGGATTTAAAAGCCTAGCATATCAATTAGCAGAAAGTGGTGTTTTCGGTAAACTTAACGAGCTTCGTCAAGAAAAGCTATGGGAAGTACTGCTTCGCTTGTACGATATTCGCAAACGAGATCTAGACGCATTAGCTGAAGCTAAAAAAGATGAAGAAAAAGCAAAACATAAAAATTAAGGAGTCATGGGAAAAATCAATTGGTTTAGACAGTACTTAAAAGACCTTCAGGCAGAAATTACAGAAATTAATAGCCAACGTTTATTAATAGATAAATCGGCATTAACCAAGTATCTAGAAGCGCATCAATCAGACAATAATTTATTATTAGTGGGTATTATGCCAGATCTTAATGGTAAAGGCGCAAATGCAGACGATTTTAAGTTGGTAAACATTACACAACTTATAGTCCTGAAGAAAACAACACTTTCAGAAGTCAACCATGAAGAATTTCTAGATATTTTCGAAGAAACATATTTAGTTATAGAAAAAGTATTACAACACATTCTTAACGAAAGTAGAGAAGGTTGTAACGAGTTACGCTTTCTTAATACAGCTAACATTAAATTAGTGCCAGTGTGGAATTTACACAGCTGTAATGGTTGGAAAATCATGTTAGACTTTGATGTATTAATGTAAAGTCGTATATTGTGCGACTAATATAATACAAAATGACTGAAGCAGATATTAATAAAGCTCTAGAGGTAATATTCAAAAATAAAGACCTTAAATCTAAATTAGATCTAGATAAGGACAAAGTGTATAATTTACGCCATCGCAATAGTATTGAACAAAAACTAAAAGTCTTGTTCGATGCTGGAGCTTTAAAATTAAAATAAATTGGACGTACTAGAATCAAGAAGTAAATACAATCCTCAAGACCTACTTGAACAGCGCTTTATTTCTCATATTCTAAGAGAAGAGCTTCAAGAGCTCGACCAAAAACAAACCAGCCTTATGTCTTCTAGAGGCTTTAATACATCCGCTTTTTATTCAGATCGTGGTTTTATTGTTAACGATAATGTGGCTACCTATACACATCCTCTAGAACTTCGTTTTGTTGACATGAAAACACGAAAAACACCTTCAGGTAGCATAAAAAAGAAATCTCATCCAGTGCATAATAGACCATTATACGGTATGCTAAACAATGTTGTCTTTAGATTGAGCGTTGAATATACCCAACGAATGAAAGATATGTTAGCAAAAAAATATCAAATACAACTATAGGCGATTACGGATTGTCCGTAATATTGTTACGGATAATCCGTAATAAAAAGTATTTAAAATAAAGTACCTTGCAAGTGTAATGCTACATTGTTTGTAGGTTTTATTATTTTGGTTTTATTATTTTTTACTTATATTAGACATATAATTGCAATAATGCAGTTGTCATAAAACCCAAATCTATGAAAACTACTAAAGGCTTAATCGCGCTATTTGCGTGCCTACTTTTCTCAATTTCTAGTGTAGCTTATTCTAATAATATAGTAAGCTTAGATGAAAAACCAAGTATCGAAAAAAAGAATGTTCAAATCCCTCCAAACGGCTAGAACTAAACGTTTTTATGAAGGTGTAGTAATAAGCTTAATACTTATATCTACGCCTTTTTTGTTTTATTTATACCGGTTAGCTCCAGGCGACTCTGTTGTTTGGGAAACATCATTATTTACACTTTCCAGTGGTGGTTTTATAACAGTTCAAAGTTTTGTATGGGCATTATTTACGAAATTAACATTAGTAATTATAACATCTTTGTTTTTTTTAACCAACAACAGGTATTGGAAACCAGCAATACTAGTGCCTTTAACAATGTTTTTGTATCAATTATCTGGTGTATTAAATACCCAATTAGATTATATTGATAATTACGATTTTTGGAAATCTCTCCCTATAACTATTCCAATAATAATAATCCATGTGATTTTAGCTAAAAAATTAAATAGCAAAGCTAATCTCCTTAATCTTAACGATCAACTAGATGAAGAAATCAGACAAACAATCCAGGAAAACAATGAGTAAAAATATTTTAAATACTCATAAAAAGATTGAACTTTTAAAACAACAAAAAAGTAAGTTGTCTAAAGAAGATTACTTATTAGAGTTAGTAAATTTAAAAGAAGAGTTGGTTGACCAAATGACAGCTAAATTAAATATTGAGTGGTCTAAAGAGCTTTTCGAAATAGATTCGCCTAAACTTCTTAAAAAACGATTGCTTAGTGTTTTTGAAGCTTATATTGGTAGCGACTACGCTAACAACAAGTCCGATCGCATAGAGGTTTTAACACTCTTTAACCATTTTAAAAAATTATTTTAAACCCTTAATTAAAACCTGTTAGCGCAGGTTTTTTTATATTTATGGTCTAACCTTAAATTATTTATTATGAAAAAATTATTTTTTATTGCCTTGGTATTGTTTACTAACAATCTGTTTTCTCAAACAATAAACGACAAACCTATTAGCGAAATAGATGTAGAATATATCCAAATAGTAGGTAATTCAAGGTTCATGAGCGACAAAGTAACTATTGAAATAGATTTTGGTCAAAACACAACATACTTTTCCACAACTAGAAAAGAAACAATTATCAAAGACGCTTCAGGAAATAATATAAAGTTTAATTCCATGATTGATGCCATAAATTTCATGAGTAATCAAGGGTATGATTTTACACAATCTTATGCAGTTACAGTAAGCAATCAAGTAACGTTTTATGCTATAATGAGAAAAGGTTGATTATGGACGGTCTATCTTTAATTGTTGTAGTAGTTTTTGTGTTATTTATAGTTTTTATTTATAAAAACGTTTTAAAAGAAAACCCAACATCTCCAGTTAAAAAATACACTAAAGATTTGTCTGGATACACTCATTTTGAAAATATAGAGCTTCGTGGTTCTTTCGAAGAAGATGTAAAAACTTACTTGTTTCAGTTTGCAAATGAAGGTAATGAAATAAAACTTCAGCACGAACCTGATAATAAATATTCAAAAAGTGCAATTCAGGTTTTCTTAGACAACTATCCTATAGGCTATGTTCCTGAAGAATATACTTTAGATCTACTTCCACATGTAACATCGAAATATTTTGCCATAATATCAGACATTTTTCATCAAGGAAATTTTATTGATGTTTACATAACTATATATTATGATGAAAAAAACAATTAATTCACTCCTTGTAAACATTTTACTCTAATTAATTCACTACAAGTAAATTATCATTATTTTCACATGTGTAAATGCACATTGTATAGTATTTTTTTTTATGTTTGCTTTGACCAATAACGTAAAACAATACAATGAAGTTTAAAAATTTAGCCCAAGAGAGAGTGAGTGAAAGTCTCATTACTTCAATAGTTTTACTGTTGTTGGTCACCACTCTTGGGTCTAATTTTAATATATTGTATTATGACCGACAACAGTAAAAAAACAGAAAAGCAACCAAAAAACACGTTGCTATTAGCAAACACCTTATTAAATTGGGGAGACACTATTTACCAGTGGGAGCCTAAAAAAATTAGAGATTCTCTCAACGAGATGAAAACAGCTTATTTACAGTCTTCTCTAGCAGACAACAAACAAGATAGGCGCGACACGCTGTTTCATCATTCACTTTTAGAACGCTTACTGGACGAGTTAATAACATTTAAACCAGAACATTTTGAAGATTTACTAACTCTTAAAGTCCAAAAGCCATGTACAGAAACAGCATAGACGTTATTAGTATAGAAGGCATTCATGTAGACGAAGGTAGTCTATGGAAACTTCAAGACAATTTACTTATTTTAGAAGACCAAGATCAACATGTAACTCATGCTTTAACAGTTGAGTTTGTAGAACATGAGTAAGCATTTATAGATAACGGTCAGGGTATATGCCTCGTGGATGCGCAGCATACACATAAGAGGCTATGGCTGTGCATCTTTGAGGTATATACTTTGTTAGATGGTGTTTTGTAAGCTAGTATTGAAACAATTAAATAAAAAGACATTGACCATAGTTGATGCGTAGACATACCCTGACCGTTAGAGGTCATTGAATAAATCTTTGAACTTTTTAAAATTTTTAGAAATGAAACAAACTTTATTAAAAAACTCACTTTGCAAATTAGGCTATCACAATTACAAGCCTTTCAAAAGAAGCGGTGAAGTTAATTGGTTATGGATGACTATTGAAGGTAAGCGATGTGTTAATTGTTTTAAAGAAATTTTAAAACGTTGATTTATGGTGCTTGCACAATGACCTCTAACACCTGTTTATAAAATCGTTTTAATTTTTTATATACTCAGTTATCTATTTTAAATTAACAATAAAAAATCAACCTACAGGTTGATTTTTTTTGCTCTCTATTTACCGTGTCACTGTAAGAACTAAAAAGCAGTAATACATTGCCATAAAATCCATATTATGGCTGGTAAGTTAACACGCGAAAAGCTTCAAGTAGATGTTGTTATTAATGGTAACGAGGCACAAGCAGAACTTTATAAATTAGAAAAACGTCAGAGAGAGCTAAATAATTCTAACAAAGAATTACGTGCCGAAAAAGCAAAACTTATAGCCCAAGGCAAAAAAGAAACCGAAGCTTATAGAAATGTTACTGCAGAAATTAGAAAAAACAATCTTGAGTTAAAATCTAATAAGCTTCAAATGTCTAGTCTGCAAAAACAGATAGGCGTTACAGGACTCTCAATGCGCCAATTACGTCAGCGTGCTTCAGAACTTCGTGTGTCATTAAACAACATGATACCAGGATCTGGAAAGTATAAAAAACTTCAAGCAGAATTACGTTCAGTTAATACTCAAATAAAAAAATTATCTCTTAATGCTAAGGCTTCAGAATCAGGCTTATCAAAATTAGCAAACGGTTTTAATAAGTTTGCTGCCCTTGGCGCTTCTGTTATTGCTGTAGGAACAGGAGTAGTTCTTTCATTGCAAAAAATGATAGACTACAACGGCAAGCTGTCAGATGCTCAATCAGATGTTCAGAAAACTACAGGTTTAACCAAAGAAGAAGTTAAACAATTAAATAAAGAGTTTGGAGCATTCAAAACCAGAACTGCAAGAATAGAATTATTAAAACTAGCCGAAGAAGGTGGAAGATTAGGTATTGAAGGTGTTAAAAACATAAAAGACTTTGTAGAAGTTGCTAACCAGATGAAGGTGGCTCTTGGAGACGATCTTGGAGACGAACAAATTCGTGAGGTTGGTAAAATGGTTAAAATCTACAAGGTTGGAGAAAAAACTGGACGAGATTTTAAAAACGCCTTACTTTCTTTAGGTTCTTCAATTAACGAAGTGTCTGCTTCTGGAGCAAACCAAGCAGGATATTTAGTAGACTATTTAAAGCGCCAAGCTGGTATTTCTGCTCAAACAAAAATATCTGCAGAAGATAATTTAGCCTATGCCGCAACGTTTGATGAAATTGGGCAAACAGTAGAAGTGTCTGCTACTGCTATGAATAAAATTTGGATAGACATGTTCAAAAATTCAGCAGACTACGCAAAAATTGCAGGTGTCGAACTAGAAGAATTCACTAATCTTTTAAATACCGATGCCAATGCAGCCATGATAGCCTTCCTTAAAGGCTTAGATGGGAATAACGAAGGATTAGGTGTCATGCTTGAAAAGCTGGACGATTTAGAAGTAGGTGGTACTCGTGGTGTTGCTGCGCTTTCTGCTCTTGCTAGTAACACAAAATTACTTGAAGAAAGACAATTACAATCTAATAAAGCTTTAATTGAAGCAACCTCTTTAACCAATGAGTATGAGTTAAAGAATAACAATCTTGCTGGTTCATTAGATAAGGTAAAAAAGAAACTACTTGGCGCTTTTTCTTCTCAAGCATTAAAAAGCGGTTTAAATGGAATAGTAACTTTTTTCGGAAGAATGATAGGTGCTATTGATGATGTTAACGAGAAATTTGCAGAGGAAACTAAAGCCACCTACGAAAGTGCAAAAGCAAACAGGAAATTAGCAGACGAAAGTCAAAAATTACTAGATAGTTACATGGATCTTACAGAAGATGGTATAGAGCCAACTGCTGAACAGAAGCATGAATTAGACTTAATTACGCTACAATTAAAAAACCATTTAGGAGATTCAGTTGTAGCTATTGATAAGGAAACAGGTGCTTTTACTTTAAACACTGAAGCTGTAAAGGAGCAAATAAAATTAAAGCGTTTAGCAGCCGATGAAGAAGCTGCTACTTTAGTATCTAGATTAAAAGGAGCTAAAGATGAAAAAACAGAAATTGGCAGCAATATTTTACAATTAGCACAACAAGTTCAACTACAAAGAGAATTAGCAGATGAAGCTCGTAAACATTATAAAGCTTCAGAAGAGTATCAAAATAAAAATAAGCGATCTAGGTTAACTGCTATAGAAAATCTAGAGGCTGTGAAACTTGAACAAGCAGCTGTAAATAAATTAAATCAAGCAAAGGCGGATTATGCTGAACAAGAAAGAAGAAGACTTGATATAGTTAAACAATTAAAAGATTTAAATTATACAGAATCTCAGGCTGATAGTGTTTATGATGAATCAACTTTTACACCAACACCAACACCAACACCAACACCAACACCAACACCAACTGGAGGTGGTACAGGAAACGCAGCAAAAGACGCCAAAAAACGAGCCGAAGAATTACTCCAAATAATGCGTGATGCAGAAGATAGCAAGCTAGACATCATGACAGAAGGTTTCGATAAACAAATGCTTTTAGAAGATTTTAACCACTATAGAAAAATAGAAGACCTTCAAAATAAATTAGTAAGCCAGGAACTTATTACCAAAACAAAAGATGCTAATTTAAAAGCATCTTATATAGCAAATAACGAAGCTGTTAACTCCCAAATAGAAAGCGAGAACGAGCTTCACCAGATTAGAAAAGGAACCATTCTAGAAAAAGGTATTGGAGATTCACTGATTCAAAAACAAAAAGCATTTGAAGATGAAAAGGTTCTCCGTCAAACACAATTCAATAATGAAATAGCTTTATTAGAAGGTAATGATGAAGCTAAGAAAGAACTTCAAGAGAAATTTGATAAAGAAAACCTTGAAATAAGTAAAGCTCATTTAGAAGAGTTGGTAAAAGAGTTTAATACAGTTATTGAATCTGGAAACTTTGAAGGTTTTAATTTAGAATTATTATCAGACACTCAATTAGCTGAAATTAAAACCAGATTAGCAGATTTAGGCTTATCAATTTCAGAAATAAACAAGTTGCTTGCAATTATGCGAGGTCAAAACTCAGGAACAGAAGGGATAGACCTTGGTGAGGCTGGAGGAATGGATGTGCTTGGTTTCTCTGCAGACCAGTGGGTGAAAACTTATGAGAACTTAGACACGTTGGAAGGAAAAATTGGAGCAGCTGGAATGGCTGTTATAGCTTTTGCCGAAGCTTGGGGAATGTATCATCAATTTGTTTCTGCTAATGAGAAAAAAGAATTAGCAAATTTCGAGCGTGCAACTAACAGGAAGAAAGAACGTCAAAAATCTTTACTAGATAATGGTTTAATCAACCAACGTCAGTACGATAATGCTATTAAAGCTTTAGAAACTGAAGCCGACAAGCGTAAGGCAGAAATGGAATACAAGCAAGCCAAACGTGCTTGGCAAATTCAATTAACTCAAGCTATTGGTAATACAGCTTTAGGTGTTGCCTCTGCTTTAACCATGCCACCTCCTGCTAGTTTTATATTTGCAGCCTTGACAGGTCTTTTAGGAGCTGTTCAAATTGCTATGATTGCCAAAAACAAACCAGTAAAAGGTTACGAAAAAGGCTTATATCCTGTAACCAGACAGCAAGATGGTAAACAGTTTAATGCAACCTATGGTGGTGAGTCTAGATCTGGAATAGTAGATGAGCCAACAGTGTTTTTAGCTGGAGAAGGTGGTAAAAAATCTCCAGAACTTATTATAAATGGAGAAGACTTAAAGCAGTTTCATCCTGATTTAAGAAATAGTTTGTCTAGAGAAATAGGAAGGGTTAGAGGCTATGAAGATGGTTATTATAAAACAAGTACTCCAGATCCAGAGTTTAATAATTCTGATAGCTCCTCTCCTAGTTCAAGTGTTTTATCTATGCTTACAGCTGCATTAGAGAGGAACTCAAATATTTTAGAAAATCTAGAACAAAACGGTGTTCCAGCTTATATGGATAAAAACATGCGTAATATTAAAAAGCTTCAAGACGAATTTAAGCGTCTAGAAAAAATACAAAACAACCGAAAACCTAAATAATATGGCTTATAGCACTTTTACAGATCAAGAAGTTTTTACAGACGAGAGAGCAAATAATTTATGCAATATCATTATGGAAATGGCAACCGTAGAGTTTGGTACATCATTAGACACTTCATTTTGTTTAACAGGAACAGTAGCAAAAATTATTCAAGGAGACCCTTTAGAAGGCATTAAGGTTATTCCTTTTATTACAACCAATACTAAAATATTTGATTTTTTTAAAACAGTTATTGCTATCCATTTAAAAGCAAATGTAGTTACATATGCTAATAGAATGCAATTAAACTATCAAGGCATATTTGTAGAATTATGGGTAACAAGTAGTTTGGGAACCATTAATACTGTAACAAGTTTAAAAGTACAAGATCCTGCAGATATACCAATAAACATAAACTAACATGGCATACAATATTAATTTACATAGCACGCAAGAGTTTTCTTCTTCAGCATCAAATGCGTTTAGAACTTTACCTTGGACATTTTCTCCATCTTCCTCACAATATTTAGATTTTGTTATTGGTGGAGCAACTCCTGCAGATATTGATATAGACACAATAATACATAATTATATATCAAGTACACCTGGTTACGATTCTATAAAAATTAAAACCAACCTTATAGTTGGTAGACCAGGAGATTTTATTGAATCGATTCTTACTTTTTCAGGAGAAATAGCAGACGATCAACCAGGAGGATATGTTCTTACAGAAGAAAATTTAGAAGTAACAAATACTTTAAGTTTTCAAAATTTTCAATTATTACAAGCAGGAAATTATAACATTAGTATTGTTTTTATAGTTGTTGGTGTCGATGGAAACTCTACAGAACATCATATTGAAACAGTTACATGGAGTATAACATTACGTGTTTCAGGAACATTATCTACAGATAGTGTGCTTATAACACCTGAAAGTTTAAGCTACGAGCATGTTTTAAACGAAGCACTTCCTGCTACTCAAGCATTAAGCATTACAGTTACAGGCGCATATACAATTCAACTACCTAGCCTTTTTGTTTTGTCTGGAGGTAATATTGCGCTTCAAACAGATGTAGCTGGCATAAAAACTTATCAAGGAAATGGTACGCAATCTATTAATGTTGGATTAACCACAGGATTTAATTCAGAACCAGAAGGGTTATACACTGGAGTATTGTTTGGAAACAATGGTGTGTTATCTCCTTATAATCCAAATAGTTTATTTGTTTTATTATATGCAAATAGCGATGTCTCTTTGTCCACAAATTTATTAGAATTTATGGCCATAAAAAATGTAGAAGAAGCTGCTTCACAAACAGTAAACATTTATGGACCAGGTTCTGTTATTATAGATGCACCTGCATGGCTAGATGTTACTTATGTTTTAGATGGATCAGAAAAATATATAACTGTAATACCTATTCATTCAGATAATTTTTCTCCAGGTACTTACACAGGTATTATTACTTTAACTCTTGGTGGTAACGATTACACAATAGATGTGCAGCATCAAGTTTTCGAAAACGTCATGCTTGGAGCTTCAGAAGAAGATTTGAATTTTACAGACGATTATAATACGATATCGCATTTTTTTGAAACCACAAATTTTCAGCTTAATTTAGAGCTTGATGTTAGATATTTTAATTACAGATTTAACTCAGTAAATACAGAACTCCTCACCTATTTATTAGGTTTCTTTAATTACAGAACAAAATATTTTATTGGTCAGAGCTTAAAAAACATCATGAAAGAATTACTTGATGTTAATACGGTTTTAGTAGATAGTTTTAATAATCATTTCCCTTTAGATTCAACCAACTTTATAAGAAATTATTACAATCCAGCTGAAGTGGATCTAGTAGCAAATTTTGTTCATAAAACTGATCCAGCGTTAAATTACGAAAAAACATATACCAATCTTCAATTTATAAAAGGTCGTAAACCAAATACGCCTTTTACAGACACATATATTTTAAATTATTATAGAGAACCTTTACGTGTTACTCCAAATAGTGTTTGCTTATTTAATTTTTATAAAACGCAAAGCCACCAAATGCGAGTGTATAAAAATAACGAGTATGTAAAGTCCATTTACCATGCGCCAGGAAACAAACGCATCTTTGCTTACAAGCACAATTTTTCGGAAACGCAACCAGGAGACGTTCTAGAAATAAGACTATACAAAAATGTAACAGGTCTATTAAATGCAGACTGGTTCGAAGAAGCTTCAAATTATATTTCACAAAAATATATTGTTTTTCCAGAAGGACCACAAAGCAACCATGTAGTTTGGGAAGATGAGCATGGTGTTCTCGATTGTTTAGAGTTTACTGGAGAATTTAAATATCCTCTTGGTTATGCCAACAAAACCATTAATAATTATAAAGATTTTTTAGAATACCTACAGAAAGTAGATGTAAAAAAGGCACAGAAATTATTTATTAATACAGGATTTCATTTAAAAGATAATACCAAAAGAATCGACTCCTTGCTATCCAGTAAGCGAGCTTGGTTATTATCTAACAACACCAAAGGCGTAACATCTTTAGTTCCAAATGTATCAAAATACAGCAACACAGATAGCGAACAAGATGTATATCAATTAACAATAGAATTTGAAATAAACTTTACCAATGAATTTGAGATTTATACATAGTAGGTTTGAGCAAGACCTTTCAAATTATCCAGTATCTATTGTAGAAGAAAATAATTGGTTTTCCGATCAGTTTTTCTCTAGATATACGTTTCCAATAGAATTATATATAACGCCAGAACTAAACGCGATATTTAAAGACATATTAGATGGTAATTCTGCGTCTGCAGAAACCCTTTTTAAAGGTGAATTTTATTATAACAACCAGGTTTATGATGCAGTTTACGATATAGAGGAAATTGAAGGACTTAAAGCGAGTGTAAACATTCGGTTTGGCCTTGAAGAAATACCAAATTATAATAAACAATTAAGCGATTTACCTTTAGAGGAAGTAGATTTAACTGTTTTACCTGAGTCTATATATGTTCATGCTGAAAGCATAATTACTCAAACATATCCTGCAGTGAATTACAATTTTGTAATGGCACATACCAATCAATTTGACACAGACACAACCCAATGGGAACATTTCCAAGGCGTGATTAACAAACGAGTAGCAGGCTCTTTTATTGAAAATGAATTCGACGATATAAATAACATTCAGTACAATCGTAATGTTATGATTCCTCAACCATATATCATGCATGTTTTAAAAACAGGAATAGAAGATGCTGGTTACACATTTGAAGGAAATTTTAAAGACCAACCAGACTTTAAAAAAGCAGTTCTAAGCGAGATATCTGAATATTATAAAACATTTACTGCAGAACAAATTACGTTAGAAATGACTATGGATGAGTCGATCTCAGTTTTTTCAACTGTAGGTCCTTTTATTACAAGCTTGTACGAAAAAACATGGAATATAACATCAGCTGGAAGATATAAGCTTGCAGGAAATGTGAATATTAGAAAAGGACCAGGTTTACCAGCAAGGATTAAAATATCTTTAGACGATATTATAATCCATTCTAATATTGTTGGTTTGTATCTTCCAAGAACAGAAAATATTCAATTAGATTTTAATTTTAATTATTATTCGGGTCCAGGAGTTATTAAAATAACAAGTAGGCAGTTATCATCTTACCCAAATGATGACGGAATAATTGAAGAGGAGCTATCAATAGTAGACTTAACCGTTACTCAAATAGCTACATTTGATGGAAGTGGCGACTTAGTATCTACCTTAGTAGAGCCTACCAAAATAAAACTAAACGAATGTGTGCCAAAAATGACATTTGGCGAGTTGTTAAATTATTTAAAACAGCATAAAAATATAGATATAGATATTATAGATAAAGGTTTTTATATCAACTCTGTAAATTCTCAACTTGAAGAAGCTACTATATTTAATTTAACACCTTTTGAGATTAAGCATCCGTTATATAGATACACTAAAGGAGATTCTTTTGAGCTTAAATTCAAAGAAATAACTTCAGAAAATTACAGTTACAGCAAGCTGTTTATAAACAACGAAGGCTTACAAACAGACACTTATACTACAGACGAAAAAACCACAGAAATCGTTATTAATGGCTTACCATTGCCTTTAATTAATAAAGATGGTATAACGACTGCAGACCATTTTTTAGAAGAAAAAAGCATCCCTAAAATAATTTTATACGATGGATCTGTAGCAACAAATAATGTAGCCGAAGAGAATACCAATTTATTGCTTCCATATATATATGTTACAGACTATACAACATGGTTAGCAATAAGAATTTTTAGCAAAGAAACCAGTTGGAATTTTATTGTTACAGACGAGAAAATAAGAGATTTATATATTAAAAATCATGTGTACCATAAGCAGAGCACACACATTATTAAAAGCATAAATAAAGATTTGTTACGTCCAGGTCTTTGGAATGTAGATATAGAAATAAAACAACTACCTTAATTAAACATAGTATCCATAAGGTCAGCTTCAGCATTCTTCTCTAAATCTGCCATATGCACATAAGTCATGGTTTCTGCAATAACAGAATGATTCATTAATATTTGTAAAGTAGTTACACTACCACCTAATAAAATGTAGTTGGTACCAAAAGTATGTCTTGACATGTGGTAATCTACTCGTTTATTAATTTGGAAGAATTTACAAATATCTTTAACTGTATTTCTAATATGGCTTGGTGAGTATTTTTTTACAAACAAATCACTACATGAATTAATAATTTCTTTAGCCTCATTATTTAATTTTGTAAACTGATTTTTCCCAGTCTTGACATGTGTGAAAGTAAATGATCCTTTAAGGAGCTCTTGACGCTTTTGGTTTAAAACATCGGAAGATCTTAAACCAGTAAAGCACGAAAATAAAAAGTAACCAAGACATATTTTATGGTTAGTTGGAATGTGATTAGAATAAAAGTAATCGTATAGTAATTTTAACTCCTCTCTATTTAAATAACTTTTTTGTCCAGATGTAGAACCACCTTTTATTTCATCTAAAGAAACAGGGAGTTTTATTCCAGCCTTAACTGCATATCGTAAATACTTTTTAATTATTTTAATATTACCATTTCTGGTGGCTCTGTTGTTTCCTTGATCTGCTAACCAATGTCTATAATTATCAAAAAACATTTCGTTAATTTCATAGAACATAATTATAGGCTTAAACCTTTCAAGTTTATTTACAATAGCCATTTCTTTATCGTGAGTACTTTGTTTAATGGTAGATTTTCGCTGTTTCAATATCGCTTTAAAAAACTCCACAAAATTAGTAGTAGGCATATCGTTTTTAAACTCAAACAAAAACGAATCTATTGTTAGAGGTTTTGAAGTAAGCTTATACTGTTTTCTAATTTTGGTAATCTTACTCCAGATGATATCTAAATATAAATTAGTATCAATACTTGTTGTATCTGAACCTTTAAGCCTTTTAGTTATGGTATTCCATTTTTTTGGATCAACATAAATGTCTAAGGATATGCGTTCGCGTCTATCTTTAGATGAAACATGAAGATATACAGGCGAAAAGCCCTCTTTATTAATGTAGTTTCTTTTCTTAAAATGAATGGTCATTGGCACAAAAATATTTCTTGTGTCAATTCGTGTGTCAAAATAACCAATAGAAGTAAGCATATCGCAGATAATTTAGAAGTTAGTATAAACGCCTTGTTTTAAAAGGCTTGATATACTTCAAATCTGCTATAGTTGCTTTACCAATTACAAAGGAAATTCAAAAAATGTGGGCGCGAAGGGATTCGAACCCCTGACCCCCTGGGTGTAAACCAGGTGCTCTGAACCAACTGAGCTACGCGCCCTTTGTAATTGGACTGCAAATAT